CAGGCTCTATGCATGGGACCCTATTGGTGGTGGCGTCACTGAGCTGGGCAGTCGTACCGTGGGTTTGGATATGCACGGCGAGGTTGGCTTCATTAAGGTCACGATCAGCTAATGACTGACGGGCAAACAGTTCCAGCCGGCTACTACGTCAGCAACAGCGAGGATGAAGACTGCTTTTTTGTTGACGGTAAAGGCAATTATTACTTCAAGAAAGAAACCGGCGAGAAGTGGTCGAGGACCGACAAGTGGAATTTCGATCACCTTTGCGATGTTGAAACCGTCAATGCAGAGCAGGGTGTCAGCGCCGATTTAGATACCCACGACGGCAGAGGCATGGAAGTCAAAGTCTCTGCCCACATCGGTGTCTCTGTTTCCGATGTGATGAAGTGGAAGTACATGAATCCAGACGGTAATGCAGCCACCCTATGGGCCGGTCCAACCGCTGGTGTCGGTGGAGGCGTGAGTGTTGATGTTGGCGTCTGGTACGACAAAGACGGCAATATCCATATGAAGTTCGGAGCCTCGGGCGTGATCCCGCACATGGATTTTGGTGCCGCCATCGTGATTAACCCGAAAACGGTAGAGGATTTAGACAAGCCTACGGCGGATGACAAGGCGTTTTCTAAAGGCTTTACCGAAGGCATTACGCTGGGCATCGCGGATAAATCACCTGAAGTGATCACTAAGACGGTGGCTACTATTCATAAGTTTGCGGATGACGTGGGCAAACTGCTGTAAACATGAGCATCACTACTATCCGTATCGATTTGTGCGTGGGTAGGCTTGAAGTAGAGGAATATGGTGCGGTGTTTAATGCTCGTAATGCTTCCGAGGCCAAGCAGTTTCTGATTGATGATCTCAAGGGCGACCCATTTACCTGGGGTAAACGGCTGGTAGAGATCGTTGGTAGAGAGGGTGTCGAATACAAAGTTAATGAGGTAACACAGGAATAGAGCATGGCTTGGACTTACACCACATTAACGCAAGCGATCAAGGATTACGTGCAGACCACGGAGACCACGTTCTCCAACAATATTCCTGTTTTTATTAAGCAGGCTGAGAATCGGATTGTACGCACAGCCTCGCTACCGGTGTTTCGTAAGAACGTGACCGGTGCCATGACCAGTGGCAATCAGTATTTAGGTGTACCCACGGATTTTTTGTCGCCATTTTCGCTTGCCATTGTGAACAGCAGTTCCTATGAATATCTGTTGAACAAGGACGTGAACTACATTCGAGAGATATTTCCGAACGCCTCAACTACGGGCGTTCCGAAATATTACGCGATATTCGACAACTCATTTTTTATTGTAGCCCCGACGCCCAACGCGGCCTTTTCTTCGGAGCTTCATTATCACTACAAGCCACAGTCGATTGTGGATGCAGACGGCGGCACAAGCTGGCTTGGAACCAATGCTGAAGACGTCCTGCTCTACGGTTCTTTGATCGAGGCTTATACCTTTCTGAAAGGCGAGCCTGATTTACTCACGTTGTATCAACAACGGCACGACTCTGCGTTGCAGTTACTGGTACGTGAAAGCGACGGCAGAGATAGAACAGACGCCTACCGAACCGGTCAACCCAGTCTGGTGGCTTAAATGTCTAGCTTAGAAGGCAAGCGTGTAGCTCTTTTGGGACTTGGGCATAGTCAACTGGATTATCACCTGTCGATTACGCATAGCGAAGAGTACGACGAGGTATGGGCTGTGAATTCCATGTGTGCCGTGGTCAATGCGGATCGTGTCTTTATGATGGACCCGGCTTCGCGCTTCTTTGATAGCGATGATGCTGGCGGTCAAACCGAAGTCATGCGGAAGATATTGCCTACACTGACATGCCCTATCTATTCCTGTGAATTGGATGAGCGCGTACCGGCAGTAGAGTTGTATCCCTTAGAAGAGATTGTCGAGGAATTAGGGTGTGGTTACTTCAATAACACCATTTCCTATGCCATTGCCTTTGCGTTATGGAAGCGCGTCAAGCAATTGAATGTATTTGGGGCAGATTTTACCTATACCACCAACATGCACTTTGGCGAGTTAGGCCGAGCGTGTTGTGAATTCTGGCTGGCCCGCTGTCTTGCTGCGGGGATGGATATCGCGGTGGCACCGAGTTCTCCGCTCCTAGATACGAATATTGCCGAGAAGAAGAAATTGTATGGCTATCACCGGCTGGAAAATCCTCCCGTCGTGTATGCGGAAGAAGGTAATCTCAAGGTGACAAAATTCTCCAATATCGAAAAGGAAGAAGAAGTCGTGGTGTCGATTCATGGACGTGAGGATGATGTGAAGCCAATGAAACAGGCGGGTGTGAAGCCCGTTGAGCCAACGAGCTACTGATGCTGCAAGTTGATTTAGAAACGTCGGTTGGAACCCTTGGGGTAGAGACCACGGAGTATCGGGGTCATACCCCAGAAGAATGGGCCGCGATGGCGATAAATAGAATTGTAAGCATTAGTAATACAGCCCCTGAACCGCTACGGCAACAGGCGTATGCGTTTAAGAAGCAGGTGGAAGTATTGCTTGCGGATTACATGCATAAGGCCGTGGATAGTCATATGTGTACGATAGGGAATAAACTTGAACAACAGGGCCACGGTGATATGGCCGAGATTATTAGGAGGCTTTAATGGCAATCACACAGGCAATGTGCACCAGCTTCAAGAAAGAATTAATGGAAGCCAAGCACAATTTTTTACTCTCAGGGGGAAGCACCTTTAATCTGGCGTTGTATACCAGTTCAGCCACGATGAGTGCTGCCACCACGGCGTATAGCACTTCTCAAGAGGCGACGGGTACGAACTACACGGCTAAGGGTTCTTCCCTGACGCGGATAGACCCAACGACATCAAGTACCACGGCGTTTACGGACTTTGCCGATTTAACCTTCGGCACTTGTACGATTACGGCACGAGGCTGCATGATATTTAATGATTCAGCATCAGGCGATCCGGCAGTGGCCGTGTTCGACTTTGGTGGCAATAAGACCAGTACGGCGGGTAGCTTTACCATCACGTTTCCTACAGCGGATGCCAGTAACGCCGTAATCCGTATCGCCTAACAAATGGCGAATGTCACCGGCTGGGGCCGTGGCACCTGGGGATCGGGCGCTTGGAGCCAAGAAGACCCCATTGAAATTACGGGGGTCGCAGCCACTGGTGCGGTAGGAACTTTAGTAGCTACCGGGGTTGCCAATGTGGCGATCACGGGGCTGGCCGGAACAGGGGCCGTTGGTACCATTACGGTGGTGGCGGCAGCGAATGTTGCGGTCACAGGGCTGGCAGGCACGGGGTCTGTTGGCAGTTTAACAGCGACAGGAGCCGCTGATGTATCTCCGACAGGTGTTGCAGGCACAGGTTCAGTCGGTACCCTCACGGCTACGGGCGCTGCCAATGTTGCTCCAACGGGGTTGGCAGGCACTGGCGCTGTCGGAACGCTTGTTGCAACCGGCGTTGCGAATGTCAGTGTTACTGGGCTTTCAGGCACTGGAGCGGTTGGCTCAGTATCGGTTGAGGCCGCGGCCAATGTGGCAGTTACGGGTCTCGCGGGTACGGGCGCAGTTGGCACCCTCCTCGCAGCGGGCTTCGCGATTCATGGGGTCACTGGTCATGGCAGCACGGTTTCGGTTGGTGATGAAACTGTTACCGGTGATGCGAACGTTTACCCAACGGGTGTTGCCGGTACGTCGGCGCTTGGCTCCGTTGGAATCGTTAGTGACAACATTATTTCGGTCACTCTCGATCAGGCTACCAGTGGTCTGGGATCGCTTACGGCGACGGGTACGGCGACAGTTGTACCTACGGGGGTTGTTGGTACTGGAGAAATCTCCCAGATATTGGTCTGGGGAGAGATAGATGATGATCAAGACCCCAGTTGGGCGAGTGTTTCAGATTCTCAATCACCTTCTTGGTCAGGTGTCAGTGACACTCAAGATCCAAGTTGGAGTACGATATCCGATAGTCAATCACCATCCTGGTCAGGCGTTAGCGATACGCAAGACCCGGATTGGAAAGAGGTAGCTTAAATGGCGACATATGTAAATGACCTACGACTGAAAGAGATCGCAACCGGCGATGAATCAGGTACGTGGGGCACAAGCACTAACACGAATTTAGAGTTGATCGGTGAGGCGTTCAGCGTCGGCAGCGAAGCGTTGTCTGATGCGTCCACCGGCACGATCACGGTAGCAGACGGTACATCCGATGCTG